AGAAGCTATTGCAATTGCGGTGCGCTCTATAGAAATTGCTATTAAGCGTGATCCGTATTCAGGCGGTAGGGTGCAAGTTGCAATTCAACACCGTAACGGTAAAAGTTTTATTGAGACATTAGACGACGAATAATCCATTCAACTACTGGAACTGCCACCGCGTTGCCCATTTGTTGGTAGCGGTGTCCGTCTGTTTGCCCTTCTGTCCAATTGTCCGGAAACCCTTGTAGGCGCTCGCATTCTAAGGGGCTTATTCTTCTTACTGTTGAGTTTTCACAAGCTAGCATAGGAGTATTCAACCCACCAGTACCCATATATCCAGTTAAAGTATTCATGGTGTCTTCTTGTATTCTTGCTCCGTCTGATCTATGAGGGTCAAACACAATTACTGTTGCTCTTATATCTGTATTTTCAAATCTATTGAGCGTTGGTACTACTTGTCCTTCTTTCCAAGATTCATAATCTTGATCGTTTTCTGCGCGCTTGGCTTTTGTCCAAGTTACTACTAAATTGTCTTCTTGTCGTTTATGACTAGAAGCGGTTAAAGTACTTACTTGTTCGGTATATCCTGCGAAGCTAGATCGCCCGAAATTAGCTGCAACGCTTTCTGAAGCTTCGGTGGGAGTGTTTTCTCTCGTCGGTTTGCCCTTCTTAATATTCCCTCTGCGGCTTTTGCCGATATCGAGTATTTCCGCAGGTGTTCTCCCATCGTCTCCAAGACATCCAACAATGAAGATTCTACGGCGTCGTTGGGGTACTCCGAAGTGTTGAGCGTCAAGAATCCTGTACGCGACCCCATACCCGAGTTCAACCAACGCCCCGATAACGATTCCCAAATCTTTTCCTCCGTTTGACGACAATAAACCGGGGACATTTTCGAGGATAAACCATTTCGCTTTTGTTTCGCTAAGTAGTCTATGGATTTCCCAAAATAAGCCTGAGCGTTCTCCAGCAAGTCCTGCACGCTTTCCTGCGACGGATAAATCTTGGCAAGGGAATCCGCCGACAATAATTCCATCTGAGTTAAATCCGTATCTGAATAATTGTTCTCCTGTGACATCTTTTACATCCTCCAATAATTGAGACTTCGGGAAGTGTTTTGCTAATATCCTGCGCGCGTTTTTATTGATTTCAACTGAAGCTATTACATTTATGCCGTTGCGCTCTAAGGCTAAGTCAAAGCCTCCTACTCCTGCGAATAATGAAACTGCCTTCATTACATTAAACCAAAATTAATACAGCACTCAATAATAAATTTATACATTTCCAAGTCTAATAAGTGAAATTGTAAAGCCCAGTATATTTGTTCCATTCTGCCTCCTTCTCATAATTATCTTGTTTTTATTATTTTAATCCTTGAGGCGCGCCGTTTTAATCTAACCATACTTTGTAGCTGGCAGTTACTCTGCCCTTTTCAGGGTCTACAAAATGTAATCTTTGTGAGGGCGTTGCGCTAGCTGCCAGCATTACTCCTGCGTACCTATTGTCGCTTTCTGTCGAACCTGTTTGATAGACACTACCTTGTCCGTTTGCCATAGCCCATTCTGAGTGTGTGTGATAGTGACCGATATAGACATCTCTAAACTCCCAAGGATAAGACCCTGATCTCCATTTATTAGCGTGTTGAACAATTGCTCCTGGTGAAGCGAATCCATTTCTGCCTACCTCGTCTCCATGAATTAGTAATGCTCTGTAATTGCCTATCTCTACCCTTTGTATATCTTCAGGGCATTCTTGCCAAGTTAATCTTTTCTCTCCAGCCAATAATTGTCTTGCAAGCTCGTAGCACATTCGGTCAAAATTATCTGATCTTGGAACATTGTCTCTTTTTGAACCTATCCTGCCATGGTTGCCCCATTCCGGAACTACTTTAACTTTCTTGTAATTGGCTAACGCAAACCGTACTACATCTACGCATAATCTTGAAACATTTACATATTGCTCAAATAAGGTTGCGTCGATTTCAAAAGCTTGGCTAGGAAAGTTAAATAACCCTTCCACCATATCTCCGCCGAACATGATTACTGCTTCATCTACCGGGTGGTCTGCTCTTTGTATTTCTGTAATTCGTACTGCTTTTTCTGCGAACGCCATAACTCGTTTTACCATAATATCTGAGTTGTATGAAGTTGTTTTTTTTGCTCCTTGCCAGTCGGTTAAGTGCCATAGTGCTACTTCTTGTTTCTTTTTCAAGCTACTAATTTTAGGTTCGGGTATTGGCGATATTGGACCAGCAGCCATAGTTGCGTCGTATGCCGCTTGATGGGTTGCTTCTACTAAATCGTTAACTTTTTGTTTTGTTTGTATTAGTTTTTTTTGAATTCGCATTAACGCCCTGCGTAACTCCAATACATCTGAAGACTCAATTCCTTCAGGCACTTCGTCCAACTTGTCTTTAAGACTCATTATTTAACACGATTTCTCTGCCATGTATTGTGTAACCCAGTTTGTCTTGCCAAGAATCATCATGAGTTGGGTTTGCTAGGCATCTTACCGATTTGTAAGTGTCCAACATAATAGCTACTTTCCAAGCTGGTATATCTTCTAATCCCAATATTGCTCCCCACATTCGCCCAGTTAAAGTGAAGTTTTTTTCTGCGTCGCCAAATATAGACTGACGCTCTTCTAATATGCCGTCTATTTTGCGACTAGGCATCTGCATTTTCCTTGTCTATGGTGATTTAATGAAGGTTCTCCAATTCGGTATCCTTCTTGCCTTAACGCGGTGATAATAGTTGTTGTTGCGTAATTGTTTGCCAATGCTTTATTTATGGCTTCTTGATCTTCGTTTGTAAGCTTGTTATACATTTTTACCCAAGGGCATTGGTAAGTACTTTCAAATCTGTATTTTTCTATACTCTCGGCTAAACTCATATTGCCTCCTTGGGGATAATCGTAGCAATAAACCTGTTGATAACCTAGTAGAGACACGCGCCAATAATAAGACCCCCACTATTGCTAATGAGGGTCTGCCTTGCGTTAGGTTAATTATTTTTCTGTTTTTTTAGATTTTGCAGCTAACTTTTTAATCTCTGCCATAGACTTGTCGGCAATAATGCCAAAGTCTGTTTCGCTTGGATCGATCCACTTGGCAACCGGGGCTAATAAAGCTCCGCCTAATACTGCTAATTCAGGTCTGATATCTGCTACTAAAGCTAATGCCAATACAAACGCCGAAGCTAATACTGCTCGCAAATAACTCTTTAACATTTTCTTTTTGGTTTCGTCAATTTTAATTTTCATATTTCTCCTTATGGTCGCGCTACGCCCAAAACTAGGGAGTAAGCTCTTTTCTTAGCATACACGCCTCCGCCGTTGGCTTGCGAGCCTTTGTCTGAGGTATTGCCCTCAATGGTTTTTAATGTTTTTATTCTTTTCATGTTCTTGGCAATTATACCCACATGATCGGGTTCTGCGTCTTTATCGAACTGAAAAAAGACAATATCGCCTTCTTGGGCGTCTCCGATTGGCACTAATTTATTGTGTTTTGCGAACCATTTTAATCCTGCGTCGCATGAGGAAAATCCTTTTTTTGTTTGCGCTGCTATTTTTTGAGTCTCTCCTGTTTGAGCGAAACACCAAGATACAAACATGGCACACCAAGGTTGCCGATCTGCGCCATACCATTTTCCATACATATTGCTATTGTCGCCTGTTTCTGAATAACCTATTTGTAAATTGGCTATGTTGGCTACACTCATTTTCTTAAAGCCTCTTTTACTAAATCTGTTAATAATTCTACTTTTTGTTCTAGTGCATTAACGGTGTCTTTGAGGCTAGAGCCTCCATTCGGGCGAAGTTCTGATAAATAATGTTTTACTAAATGTCTGACCACAATTGCAAGTGTGCCAACTAAAGTGCATACGCTGACCGCTAAGCCAGCCCATTCGTTTGTAGTCATTGTAATCCTTACACCCAAGTAATAATTCTTATATTACCATTATTATCTAACGCTTTGAGTTGGTTTGATGTGGTATTTAACCAAATATCACCTTTGCGAGCATTAACTGGGTCGGTAGTTACACTAGGAGCTGTGAATCTTACGGCTGTTTCTAGTTTGCGCACTCGGCTTTCTATATCTGATTGGATAGTTCTCAGATCAGGTGGTTGATTTATGTATGCCATGTTGCCTTAGTTGGTTGTAGTAGTTAAGGTTAAGGTTACTCTTTCAGGACCATTTTCACCTGGTTGGACATTTAGTCCTACTAATCTATAAATAGCGTCTAATGTAGTTGGAAAACGATTATCTGTAATTACAACACGCACATCGTCTCCTACGCTATAAGTTCCAAGCTCTGGAGATTGGTAAGCTGGTACTGCCATGCGTATTGTTGTCGGTGGATAAGCTACTGCGTTAACTTGTCCAAGTGTTAATTCTGCCAATAAAGTTGCGTTTGTGATATCTGAATAATTGGCTTGTTCTTCTAATAATGGGAAGCCCTCCGCCAGTATTGCAGCGTTTGTTTGTGTAGTTAAAAGCTTGCCTTCGTTTGAACCTGCGCCTAATCCATATATGGTGTTAGCTGCTACTGATCCGTCTTCAGGGTAAATATACTCCACGATATTGCTAGCTGGGAGCGCGAACACTGGTGCGGTTATGCTGGTCTGCGAATAGACCGTTCCTATTCGTGGATAGCCTAATTTTAAGGTTTTGGAAGGCACTCCTGATATGTAAGAAACATCTATTAAAAAATCGAATCCATCTTCCGCCCTAGATAGGTCTTGTAAAGCTGCGTAAACTTGTTTATATTCATATCCGTAGAAAGTTCTTGAGACCAAAATGCCGGAAGTTTCTGTACCTACTATTACCCCAATATCTCCACTAGCTGCCGACTGAGCCGTATTTACTAAGCTCTGCGCGATAGTCAGTTGGTCTACATTTGTGAATACGGTATCTGTCGTTATTCTTCGTCGCTCAAAATATGATTCAAACTCTCTTGCCGTTAGCGTCAATTGTTGCGTGGCTGAATTGTATTCTCGCCCCCATATAACGCCTCCCCAAACCAAGCTACCATTGCGATCTACATATATTGCGGTTCGCGCTGGGATCGTAGCGTCAGGAACATTTAGCCCTGCGGAATTAACTCCTGATAAAAGTAAATGCCCAGTCAAAGTGCCAGCTTGGTTTAACTGTTGATTAAAAGATACTCCTGTTAAGGGTAGTTCTCCTAATAAATCATTAGTCAATAAGTCTGCGAATAGGTAGCGGTAAATAGTAGCCATTATGTAATTCTACCCCAACGAATTTGGTTCCACGCTCTTTCGTGGTAATAGTAGATAACAACCTTTACTACGGTTTCCCAAAAGGCTATAAGCGTAGCCAAGCTACCCTTGCCTGTAATTACATAAACTACTGCCCATGAACTTAGAGTTCCAAATATTCTGTAACTTAAAGACTTGGTAAAAGACCGCGCCTTCGTTACCTTCATATTCCTAGTTCTTTCCGTTTCTGCGTTGCCGATATTGCGTGTATTTCTGCTCCTAAATCTATCTGCTCTATTTTGTATCCAACATCTCTGCCGTAAACAATATTTGTTATATTTGGCATTTTCATAACAATAAATGGTCGTTGGGCGGTTGGTATCCGATCGGCAACTTCTTTAAAAGACAAAGGGTCTTTTTCGCTAGTGCCTTGAGTGTCTCTAACGCCGACAACAACTTGTTCTGTTCGCTCATGTGCCTTCTCCTTTAGCGCTTCGTGTCCTTCGTGCCAAGGTTGATAACGCCCAAGCATTAGAGTAGTAGGAGCTTTCCAGTCGAGCAAATCAAATTGCTTAATAATAAGATTTACTTCTTGATCTACCGTTAGCCCTGTTTTGATTTCTAAATCATAATCAGTTGGGTCTTGCCACATCCTGTTTGTGTCCTCAAAACGCCCTTCTTGGATTCTATTGACCCAAATCAAGCTATCAGGTTTGCCAAAAGCTTCTCTTGTTTCTTTTGTTGGGCATATAAAATCCACTATAACGATTTCGTTATTTAATAATCTTGCTAATTCGCCTAATCGCCTTGCATTTTCAATACGGTCTTTTAATTCAAATCCTAAATCTTTATTTAATCCTGCCCTAACTTTGTCTGCGTTTATGTGTATAGCGTTTATACGGTCTGCTAACGCTTCGGCTAATACTGTTTTACCAGCCCCAGCCTGACCCATTATTTGTATTATCATTTTGCCTCCCAGCCTATGTTTGAGTATTTGTTAATTACATATTCCGATAATATCT